TTCAAGCTTTGGTTATCAATGGTTCTACTGGCTACTTACCACCGGCTTGGATTGCTGTTGATAATTCAGCATTCCCTATTGCAACTTTAGCTGATTTAACTGCACTTATCACCACTGTACAAACAGCTTTCGCTACACGTTTCTTTGAAATGGATGCTATTCGTCAACAAGTGTTAGCATCAACGGATGAAACCGCTCTAAACGCTATCACTATTCCAGTTAAACCTCAGTAAACTTTAATTTTAATATTCACCAACTTAGACTTGTGTCTAAGTTGGTGAATTCATCGTTACAATAGAGTCGGAGACCTAGGACTTAAGTCCGAGGTAGTTGACTATTTCCCAAAAATGAATTCAAAAGACACGACATCCATTAGCGGGTGTACTTTCTTCTTTTTCATAGACTCATAAATTTCCAATCTCTTTTTTAAAGGAGCTGGTATAAACATAACGTGATCGCCAAAGATAGATAATAAATACTCATTAAATGGCAAGAAACTCATATCCTCATGAGGCATTTTAAAGTACTTTGTATTCCAGCTTTTTCTTGTCTTAATAACACCTGTATTAGATTCAAGTAAATCTAGCCTTACAAAATTACTATAACTCAATAAGTCAAAAGGAATATGCGTAAATAGTAAAACTTTATCTTCTTTATTGTAGTGTATGTTCTTAGTAAAAAGACCTATATCGTCTTCTTTCCTAAGCTTATCTAAACAGTAAGAATTAATACCATCTATAAAGATTTGTTTCTCTGTTGTAGAGTGTCTTAACTGTTCAGGCTTATACACTCTCTTTACAAAAGAGTAGTCATTTATATAGAACTTAATATTAAGAGAGTTTGATGCAAAGAAATTAGTAAGGAACTCTATCTCCTCTAAAAGAGCTTCTAGTATATCCTTCTTAGGAACCATAATAAGGCTCATATAAGGGATACTACTGATTAAGTTTCTAAGAAGTGTGGAGACATTAAAGACGTAGAGTGTATACTCTGCAAGGTTAGCTTTCTCTGGTACGGTTCTTGAGTCGTCATAAACTTCTGTTAAAGGAGCGAATAATGTTTCTAATGAAAGAGAACTTCCAATGCTGATCGGGAATCCGCTCATTGGTCTTTCAGCTAATGTCTTGTTCAACTAGATTCTCCTTATGCTTAAAGATAGATATATAGTTTAAAAGCTTCTTAACTTCTGATTCCACTAAAGTGTTTTTAGTGGTTAAGTTATTAAAAAGAGTGTCGTGTATATTAACATCTAATGTGTAAGTATTAGTTGTATCAAGCACACTATCAGTTAGTATATATGTAACGCTAGAGGATTCAGAAATATTTTCTTTGATAAGTTTCTTGATGTTATAGTCAAGATACCTTAACTTTAAGTCTTGAAAAGTAATATTAAACGAATGATCTCTTGGAAGAAGTAATCTAATATGACTGTCTGGTTTAAGTTTATTAATATACTTATCTAATCTGTCTAAAGTTGTTGCAGCTGTTACGTTTAATGTTAAATAGGTATAAGCTAGAGGATTTTCTATAAAAGTGTAGTTAGAGTCTTCTACTATGAGGTAACCTTTTGGTTGTTCTTCTCCATGAGCTAATCTCTCTAAGCTTCCGTTAGCTATAATTCTATCAAAAGTAGAATAGGTGTGGTAGTGACCAACATGAATAAAACCTTTAATAAGTGGCAGAAAATACTCTTCTTTGTAATGAAAGCCTGAGTACTTTTTACCTACAAGTTGATAAGCAAATTGTCCATGAAATATACCTATATCAACTTGTGATATAGAATACTCCAACATTTTATCTTGTATCTGCTTCTCTAAAATTGTGTGATCATGAACCCACTCATCTGGTATATATAGCACGTACTTATTGTGTTCCTTAATATACTCGATGTCTAAGACCTTATGATAAATAAGATTACATTTATTGTTACGAATATCATTGAGTTTAACAAGAATCTCTGACTGATTTCTGTCATGAGAAGGTGTGCCTTCTAAGACTCTAAGTAAAATATTGTTAATAAAACAGTAAGTTAAAAGGTCGTTAAATAACTCTATGATTGTTAGAAGCTCTTTAGAATTAGCATCTAGAAGAGAATCAAAAAAGTCTCCTGATATAAAGAGAATATCTATACTCTTATTTTGTTCTGATAGTATCTGTTTTCTAATGGTGTTACAAATGTGTGTTGTTGGTGTGTTTTTATGACCAAGATGAATATCCGAAGTAACTAAGTATTTCATGGTTTTTTCTTGTTTGTTCATTCTATTTAGGGTCTATTGAAAATAAATAATGGTATCTATTTTTGTTATTCTTTGATAGCTTTTCTTTTTGTGGTTTTAATTAAGGAGATTGATATGAGAGTTAGAATTTTAGCTAATGGTGGCGCTGGTAATGCTGGATTAGATAGTACTGGTGGAACATTAAATGGTCCACTGATTTTATCACACCATCCTTCAGTAGGAATGGAAGCTGCCACTAAGGGTTATGTTGACACATCTGTTACTAGTTTAAATGCTTCTAATATTACAAGTGGTACGATTAGTGTATCTATGCTTCCAGCTATGACTGGTGATTTATCTAAACCAGCTGGCAGTGGTGTTTTGACTTTAGCTGCAAACGGTGTGACTGCTGGCACTTATCCTAAAGTTGTAGTTAACGCTAAAGGTTTAGTGACTGGTGGAACTTCTCTTGTAGAGAGTGATATTCCTGCTTTAGATTGGAATAAGATCGGAAGTGGTAAACCTACGACTTTAAATGGTTATGGTGTCACAGATGCTCTAAATGTTAACGGTGGAACTTTGACTGGTGCCTTGACACTTAATGCAAATCCTTCTTTAGCTATGCACGCAGCAACTAAAGGCTATATCGATAGTGCTTTAAGTTCTAACACTGGTTTAGGGGTGGGTGACATTGTCCGCAAACCTTATAGCACTACTCCAACAGGTTTTCTGAAATGTAACGGAGCTTATGTTAGTAAAACAACGTATAGCGCTCTATTTGCTGTCATTGGTAATAGTTATGATGTTGCTAACCCTTCACCTAGCACACAGTTTATGGTACCAGATTATAGTGCATTAGATGCCACATACATTCCTGGTGTTTATAGTTACATTAAAATCTAAAATATACTAAATACCACTCACAAGGCTTATTCCTTGTGAGTGGTATATCTTTTTCTAACATTTCAAGAATCCTCTGATATTTTTTAAAAGAGATTAATTATGGCGATATTATTTCAAAATGACTGGTTAAAATACCCAAACGCTATAATACATTACGAAACAAAGAATACTTCCTTTGTTAGGTTAGCTGAAATATACTATAAAATGGGTGTACAAAATAACGCATTTCATTTAAGTTTACTTCAGCCAGAACTAACACTTATAGATCCTCATGATCCAAACTTATCTTTAGAAATAAAAGCAAAACTTATTTATGAGTGTAAGAATAATCCTTGGTATTATTTTAGAGAAGTGTTAAGAGTGCCTGTTCCTGGTAGTATGACACCTACTCACTTTAAAGCAGACAGAGCTAATATAGCGCTATATTGGTTGTTCTTTAACCATATCATGACTCTTATTGTTATTCTTAGGCAGACTGGTAAAACTACCATGCTAATGTCTTTAGTAACCTATATTCTTAATTTTGGATCTACTAATACATTCGTTAACTTACTTACCAAATCAGAGTTCCTTAAAGCAGAGACACTATCTAAGGTCAAAACTCTCTTTGATGAAATACCTGACTCTATTAATTTTAGTACAAAGAAAGATATATTTAATAGTGATGAAGTTAGATTACATTCTTTACAAAATCAATTTAAAGCAAGTCTATCTTCAGCTTCTCCTAAACAAGCTGAAAAGGTAGGTCGTGGTTTTGTCTCACCTGTGACTATTATTGACGAGGCTGCTTATATCGAGAACATAGCTATTGCGCTAGGTGCTATTCTCATGTCAGGTAATGCTGCTCGTGAGTATGCTCGAATCAATAAACAAATTTATGGCACTATCTTAGCTACAACGGCTGGTAACATTGACGACAGAGACGGGAATTATGTCTATAAAATCTGGAACTCTGCTACTGCTTGGGATGAACATTTCTTTGATTGTGCTAATGAGGAAGAACTCAACGCTACTATTCTAAAGAACTCTAATGCTTCTAACAATGAAACTAAAAGAGCTATTGTTAATATCACTTTAAGTTATAGACAGCTAGGGTATGATGAGGAATGGTTGCAACGTAAGCTATCTGAGAATATCTCCACACCTGAAAATATAGCAAGAGACATTTTCAATCAGTGGCTCTCAGGCTCTAACGCTTCTCCTATTCCTAAAGAGTATATAGAGATTATTAAAAACAGTGCAAGAGACGATTATATTTCTGAGTTCTATGCACCTTACAATTACCTTTTAAAGTGGTATATGCCTCTTTTTGAAGTTGACGGTAGGGTAGGTGCTGGACACAGTTTTACGATCGGTGTAGACACTTCTGATGCCGTTGGTAGAGACGATATCGCATTTGTGATGAGAGATCATACAACTGGTGAAATTATATGCACCGCTGTCTTTAACGAGATAAATTTAATTACTCTAGCAGACTTCTTTGTATCTTTTCTTATGAAATATACTAATTCCATTATGATTATGGAGAGAAGAAGTAGTGCTGCTGCTATTATTGATTACATGATACAAAAACTCGTTATGCATGAGATTAACCCATTTAGTCGTATGTATAATACCATTTACCAAAATAAAGAAGAATACGCTAAAGAATACGAAGAAGTTTCTAAAGCTCGGTACTTCAATGAAGAAATTTTCACTAAGTACAAAAAGCACATCGGGTTTGTAACTTCTGGTACAGGTATAACATCTCGCTCTGAACTTTATAGCACTACGTTAATTAGTATGTTAAAATACACTGGTTATTGTCTCTACGACTCTAAACTTATTAGTCAAATATCTGCGTTAGTGATTAAGAATAATAGAGTAGATCATCCACCGGGTGGAAACGATGACATGGTAATTGCTAGTCTTTTAAGTTACTGGATACTTACTAATGGTAAAAACCTTCATCTATATGGAATAGATACTTACACTATACTTAAATCTAATAAAACTTATTTAACAGAGAAGTACTCTGGTGGAAATGACGAGTATAACGAGCAAGAAATAATAGAGCTTGAAGGTAAGTTCAATGACGTTCTTGAACAATATAAAAAAGAAAATAACTCAATCATAGCTCGTCAGTTAGAAGCTAAAATAAGAATGCTTGCAAGTGAGCTTAATAACTTTAATCAAGCTATATCCGTGAGTGAATTATTGGATAATATCAATAGAGAGAAAAAACTTAAACGAAGATTTTAAAAACATACCCACCTAGAGTTTTGGCTCTAGGTGGGTATTTGTAGACAATAGTTTAGCGAACTGTTAGACAAGCAACAGATAATTGTAAATAACCACTAGAGGTTAATTTTAAAAATACAACTTCAATATTAGCATATTGTGTAACAGCTGTAGTAAATTCAAACACTTTATTATATTCCTCTATAGGAACAGTAATCTTATCATTACCCCACCTTACTTCTATATCTGTAGGCTCTATTGGTGAAGTCTCAGTTACAGGATTAAATAGTGGACTTGTTGATGAATATAATCTACTAATAAACTGATCAACAGTAGTGATACCATTATCTATAGTAATCTTTTTATTATTAGTATTATCTACTGTTGCTCTCAGATTAGTACCATAATACGGAACAGTTGAAGGTACTTGGTTACCTACTTCCCAAATATTAGATAAACTTGTATCGTTACAAGGACCTCTAAGAACAATATCCACAGTTTGAACATGTAAATAACTATTATAAATACCAGAGACACTAGAGAGCTCGATACTAAATGTTATTCTTTGTGTGATACCATAACCTAACGGATTAAAACTAGATGAGTTAGTAGAAATACCAATAATGTTAGTAACATCAAATAGAACATTTCTATCCAAGTTCATTAAATATGCTTTTAATCTATAACCGTTTAGACTATCAACCCAAACAGGATAAACAAAAAGTTTTACATTGTAACTTGTATTAGCATTAGTGACAATAAGTGAATACGGTCTTGTCACGTAGTAATTATCACTATCTACACTAGCTAAAGCAGCCTCAGTTGGATCCATTCTATAACTCAATACCAGTGGTACCCTATGACCTATAATGGTGCTTACAAACTGATCTAGACCATACAGTCTAAATTTATCTCCGTCAACAGGAAATTCAACTTGACTTGCGTCGTTATACTGGACAACACCAATAGGATTAAATGAGATAATAGGTAGGTTAACGGGATAGTTAATCTCGTTTTGTTGTGATACACTAATAAACGGAGACTTCATGAAAATCTGCGTAATGTATTTTTGCTCAGCGTAAGCTTGAGCTACAAAAGTAGTTTCTTCTAAAATACAACTTACTTTAGCTAGCACTTTACCAGCATTATCAAAAACAACAACTATACATCCTTCTCCATCTTGGAGTTCTTGTAAAGTGTTACAGGTAGGTATACTCTTAATAGCATAATTATCATGACTATTATACGCTACTAATACTAAAGGTATATTATCACCGATAAAGTTACCATTATTGTCGTACCGTCTAGAAATAATCTTAGTGGGATCTATGAAACTACCCTGATAAATACGAGCATAAGAAGCAGTTGAAGAGTATACTCTTAGTAATCCATCAACTGCTAAAGTATAAGGTACAACTGATTTATCATAATAGATTCTATAGTTATCACCTGTTGAAGATATTAAATAATCAGTAGATACAGTATTTTGTAAATTAATAGGTGAGAGTGTTGGTATATATGTTATATTGTTTAAAGTAGAAACAATGTATGTTGAGCCTGTCTCTGGTTCAACAACATAATCAGATACTTTAGGTATAACTCTATTTTCCCCAATATCACCCATATAGATTTCATGTATAGACCATATAGCCCAACGACCATCTGGTTGATAAACTGGGGTATATCCATCTAATCCTACAATACCTATAGCATTTGGCATAAATTTCTCCTTTTGAGCATTTGGTTAATTCAAAAAATGGTATACCACTAGAGAAGTTTAAACTTCTCTAGTGGTTTTCACATTTCAAAAAGATCATCTAAACTACTTGAATTAGATTGTGGTGCTGCTTGATTAATATTATTAACAATGTTATACCTTTGTAGTATATTAACCCACCTAGAGTTAATTTCATTAAAGTTAATTCGGCTAATTAGTTCAGCATTTTTACTTTGCAAAGCTTGGACTAAAAAACTAAGTCCACTAGTTGGCATATTACTATTAATTTGGTCATATCTTCCAAAGATATCTCCAATATCTCCTTCTGATTTAGTTAAAAAAAGATTGTTAGTGTTGAGTATACTTGGAACTATAAAAAGTAATTCTTTTGTGTTATCATCAGTTATACCTACTTCAGCAACAGGACTACCTGAAATACTTATCCACTCCATTACCCAATTAGTATTTACACCATTACCTAAAAAACACGGCAAGAAATATCTTACAAATAAGCTCTCAGGTATTTTATTAATATTATCAGTATTAAACATTCCAGAAAATACTATATTTCTGCTATGCTCCATTTCTCTATAAAGCATTTCTTTAACGCTATTGACTTGTTGATCTAAAGACATGTTGTGCACCTTTGTTGTGTGTTATTCACACTATAGAGCATTCAATTAGAAAAAACTATAGTGAATTTAGCATATCTAATGCCGACCCATAATTACTAAAACTAATAACCTTTTTACTTTTACTGTTATTAAGTTCAGTTATTTTAGACAACTCTATTCTATTATTTTCACTATCTATCACTGCTACTTTTATAAGTATTGCGTAAGATTTCATAGTTAGTTCTTTAATATCCACAGATACTTCCACTGTTACAAAGTAGTTTGTTAGTAATTTTTCTAAGTCTTGTCTAACATCAGTCATCATACCATCTGGATTATTGATGTTTTTATAGTATGTGAATGGTAGATTAATAATATTATCTTGATAAGCTAAAGATTGCATACTATCAGATAGTATATAGTAAGATAAGAGATAGTCAAGCATTTTCTTGCTATCAGTAATCCATCCTTCTTCTGTTAAACTTGGTATAACTTTCATCTTTAAACTCCTAAATGTACACTTCAAGAGATTGAAGAAAAAAGAAAAAAGCGGTTTAGGCTTTTTTCTTTTTTAATTAATAGTTATTAATGACTCGACCTCTTTCCTAGTTGGGTAGTATTGGTGTTCTATTACAAATTTGTCGAGTGCCCTCCTATTTTCCAAGTCCCAAACAATGCTTACAGCTTCATTAAGGCTGTACCCAACTTCCATAAGAGGTTGGATTCCGCATACAGTAAGACGGTTTGACGACGAGTCATCACTATTCCGGCCAAATACTTCTACTGGTGTCATCTTACAAGAGATTGAAAACATACCCATGATATTCTCCTATTAACAAACACCACCCACAATCGTTATGACTGTGAATAAAGCAGTGCCTGTTTACATGTAATATATATGCAGCCGAAATAATTTCCGATGCAAAAAAGAAACCACCAACAGAGATAAGTCTGTTGGTGGTTTCTTTATGTCAGTCGCAACAGCTCTTTAAGCTTAGGGTCTAGTTCTTTATTGCGAGTACCGATGTGCTTTTGTAGCCACTTATAGTTTAGTCCTGTAGCACACACTTCTCTACGAAAACTAGGGATATCTAGCTTAGTATTTTGAAGCATGCGGTTAAGGATTACAAGATCTTCAGGTGAAAGATTCATAGCTTTTTAAGGTCTGTTAATGATTACGGGTTCTTTAGACTTACAAGTAAAGTCAAAAGGAGAAGTCTCTAGTAGCCAATCTATACAATCCCAAGCATTGAGTACCTTTGTCTTCTCAAAATGATTTAGCTCTCTATCTCCTACCATCAATGGCTCATCATAGTGTTTAATCACAAAACTGTCCTCTTGATCAACAACAGAGCCATCCATCACTCTTCTATAGTTATAGTCTTTGTCACCGACATCTTTACCAAACACGTTATTGTAAGTAGAACTATAACCGTCAAGGTTTTGATCAAGATAGAGTTGTCTCACACTAGGATGAGCCATAACCCATCTTTGCATAAGCATATTAGCATTTTGTAAATCAGTGAAACTTTGAATGTTGTCATAGTAGTTATCTACTATACTAACACCATTACTCTTAATCTGATTCATGATGCCATATTGAGTCAGTTTGTCAGTTACAAAGTTATAACTCGATTGCAGTCCATTATAAACTCTCTGACTAAACTCATTGAAGACTTGTGGTATTGCTTGCATCTGGTTATACAAGTAATTACTGATAATACCACTTTTGTCGCCATACAAGACGTAGTCTATTCCAGATTCGGGGCAGTCTATGACCATTCCCATTTAATCTCCTTTGTTGAAAATGAATTGGTTTACATTTAATATATATGTACTCAAAGATATTACTAAAGCAACCAAAGTGTATAGTTCACACCAAACACCTAGGCTACTTAAGTTGACATGAAATTACTAAGTGTGGAAATCACTGTCTTAGGAAACTTAATGTTGCTAGTAAACTCATTTGTTCCTGATAACGATAAAATGTTATTGTGCGGCTCAAAGTTATCCAGGTTCTTATGCACCTTCTCAGTTAGCACCAATGTGAGGTTCAATTCGTCTCCATCCATCTAGCAACTATAGGGTAAAAAATATCTTAGCAACGCTAGGACATTTAGTAACCTATAGTTGTTGTTATTCAGTTAAGGACGTTACTCTTAACCCGTGCACTTAAGCACCCGCTTTAGCTTTCACTAAAGATTAGACTATATCACCACCCTTAAATAAATAAGGGGCTCTCTTTTTCCAAGCCACTTAGCTTGTACAAGCTTACGCTCTAGTCGTTTGACCTTCTTCTCATAGAGAAGCTTGGCTGCGGATTGCCCAATCTTTAACTTTTTTACCTTACCTGAGTGGTTAATTCAGCCATCTAGTATATCACTATCTAGACTTGGTAGTTAAAGCTCTAAGGGTTTTCCCGTCAATTTAAAGAGTTTTCTTATGATTGTTACCAATCAAGACTTCAATGGGTTTAAAGTCGGCATTAAAACTTGGTGCTATTAAATAACTCATACTAAAAGTTGTATCGTAAGGATCAGTTTTTACTCTAGTAATTCTTACTGTTTGAATACTACCTCTAGCTAAACTTGGGTTACGGTTATATAAACCTTTCATACCAACTCCAGAAGAAGTAATCAACTCATGAAATATCTCATCTAGAACTGGGTGATAGATCTTATTATGATATATCAAAAAGTTAATGGCATTCTTATAAGTATACCCTCTTTTATAAAGTCTGTTAAGTATATGTTCTCTAAGCAGTGTGCAACCTATACCCCAAGGAATATACAACTCATCATATACATGTGGTCCA